CACTAAATGCTGAAGCACCATTTGCTAATTCACCTGAACAAATTCTATATCTTACTCTTACATCCTCAAACTCTTCTGGCTGTAAACCAAATTCGTTTTTACCAAAATAAACTGCATATCTGTTATCTAAATAAGGCTCTAAATAAAATACTTTATCGTCAGGTTTAACACCATATATTGTATTAGCACGAGTAAATACATTACGGTCTTCCGTTTCTTCTGCATCAACAAATACCACAACAGAGTCTGTATCAACTTCATCGTTTGTTAATTGAACACGAAGTACTCCGTCACCATCAACAATAAATCCTTCTCTTTGGAATGATGCTAACATTGAGCCTTCAAATATGTCAATGCTGTCAGCAGTATAAACGCTAGGTGCAGTTCGTCTTGCAACATATGTTTGATTAGTTACAAATGTAAATAACTCACCTTGATAGTTTGCTGTAAACGTAGAATATTGTGGAATAACAACTGTACTATCTGTTGCGTTTTCATCTGTAATAGTAACACGAACTGTTGCTTTAGCAGATTTACGCGAACGAGGAATATAGTTTAATTCTTTTGCATGAGAAACGATTGAGTTCTTTAGGACGGCCGAGTCTAAAAACATCTCATTCATTGTCATGTTTGTATAGAAATTATTTTGGAAAGTATTAAATGATAGTACATCTAGTAATGCACTCATGTTACTACCTTCAAAGTTATAATCTTTAAATTGAGTCTGCGTTTGCAGATATGTTTTTAACTGGTTTTTTATCGAATCAAAATCGAGTTCTGTAATTGGGGTTTTTGGATTGGCCATCTTATCTTATCCTTTCTAAAATTAAATCAAGAGTAATTGGTTTGTCAACATTCCTGATATAAAACTGTATGAATACATTTACTGTGTTATCGTCATAACTACTCGAAGCAGTAACGTTAATTAATTCTGCTCGAGATTCAAACGTGTTTATTGTATCTCTACATCTTGTTTCAATAACTTTTAAAACACCAGGCGTAATGTTTTCAAATAATAATCCTTTAATACCACCACCAACATAGGGTTGCATTAATCTTTCACCTGGGTCTGTTAAAATTAAATTTTTAATACTTTGTTTTACTGCGTCTTCGTCTTTTAATAAAGCAATATCTTTTGAAATAGGACTAATGCGCAAATCCTTATGGAAATCGCTATATAAATTCGGCTTCTTAGTAATCGGCGTTTTTATATTAATTGTCATCTTGCTATTTCTCTAGTATCTAAATGAATATGTTTATCGTAAATTACAACACCTAAAAATCCAGATTTCTGCGCGTTTTTAACAAACAATTCAATCCAGTCTTCAGTAAAGTTTGCTCCTATTCCTCTTTCTGCTTCTGGAACATCGTTAAAAGCAGATTCAAATGCAGGGTCCCTTTTAATATCTATAACAAGTCCACTAAGGTGAGGATTATCATTTTCCTTTTTTAGTATTTCTTGATTATATTTTTGGCTTACCCAACCATTTGTTATAACCATTGTATTACCATAAATTGATTGTAATCTTTTAAGATATACTTTAATATCTAAATCAATATGTGTATATGCAGGAAGTCCAACACCTTTTTCTTCATCAAATACATCACCTTCAAATTTAAATATTTCGCCGCCTTTCATCACAGCCATACACTTAGGTAAATCTCTATAATCTTGTGCAGTAATTGGTTCTACATCAACACGTTCGTAATCAGTAACTGATTGAGGAACATTATTCGCATTTCCTTCATTCCATAACCTATTTAGGCTATTTATGTCGCCTTGCCTTCTTTCTTTTGAAAATCTTATTGCACCATTACGAATAGCAGTAGATGTGTTTTGATTACCAATAGCTTGTAATCTTTTAATAACTCTTTGATATCTATTTCCATAATCATCTAATGGATTCTTAATTTCATTAATTAGTGCTTCAACATTACTTGCAAGTGCACAAAAACGTGCAACTAAAAATTGCATAGTTGCTAAATCCATATTTTCAAATAAACTAAAAGCATAATCCATAAATCCTTTTAATTTATCTTTAACTTTTTTCTCTTGCTCTTCTGTTAACTCATTACACATACGCTCTTTTTGAGTCATTATATACTTTGTATGATGTTTGTCAATATCAGTAACTAAATCTCCTATTTGGTCAAGGATATCAAAATTATCAATTGCAGCTCTTATTTTTTCATATATTTTAATAACAGAGTCGATAATCTTTTTCTGTATCTCTTCCATTAATTTTTCAACAACTTCTTGTTGTATTATTTCAAGTGGAGTTCTACCTTCGTATCTGCCTGTTTTTGCAAATATTAATATTGTATTATATACTGCATTGATATCATTAATAAGCCCATCGACTTCACCAATTAAATCATAGAATGCATCTATCTGATTAAATAGATTATTCATGCTATTACAGAAACCACCTAATATACTTTCAAAGATATCACCAGCGTAATATTTTTCTAAGTCACCGAGTAATTTATCAGGTACTTGGTTTTGTAATCCATTAGGCGAATAATTAAATGACTCCATAAAGTCAGCCATTTCAAGATTGGAAATATTACCTCTATTAAATCTATTATTTAACGATGGATAATCGTTTGTATTATTAAGTCTAAATGGTCCGTTAATATAAACAAGGCTTTCTCCATAAGAATCACCAAACTTATTAACCATGTTTTGTATTGGATTACTGTTAGTTTCTGCTATAATATTATCAGCAAGTTCTTTTGCAAAAACATCAATTTGTGCAGAAGTATATGTACCATCAGGTTTTACTGTTGGTTCAGTATTAAGGTTTTGATTATTGAGGAATGTTTGACTTCTTCTGTCTACGCAACTACTAGCCATTATGCTTCACTCTCCATAGATTCGCAGAATCCTAATTGATAACCTAATGAATAATATCCACCTGGTATAATTGAACAACCATGACTTGCAGGTGGTGGCATTTTAATACGAGGTATTCCTAATCCACCTTCTGGTAATATATTAACGTCAAATCCTAATACACTAAATGGTGATGTTAATACTGTAGCTAAGAATCCTGCTCCATTGCCATTAGGATATGCAATACCTGAAATTGTACCTGGTACAATACTTGGTGCAAATATACTAATTGCAGGTAATGTAATAGGTGGTATTGTTGGAATAGCTGGTACAGACGGAAGTGACATAATACGACCAGGACCAGGAGCACAAGGACTACCTGGTGCTGCACTAATAGGTGGAGGTGCTGCAAGAACTGTAGTGTTTACTGCTTTAGCCGAAATAGCACCTGCATTAAGTGTTGTTATATTTCCTAAGGTTGATGTTAATACTCCAGCGTTCACAGTTGTTGCATTAACTAATCCATTAATACCAACAACAGTAGGAATTACTGCTGGAACTAAGCCTGTGCTATAACCACCGATATGTACTGCAGAAGCATTAATAGAGAACCCTGGTAAACCAACACCACCCGTAAGTGGAGTCGATGGAATTAAACCATTAGCTGTATTAATAATATTAGAAGCAACAAAGTGCATATCAGCTGGAGTTGTTAGTCTTACTGCTTTATTACCGTAAGCACTAAAGGCTAACATTGCTGTATTTTTAATATGATTTGATACCACATTAACTTGTTGTTCTGCTTCAATCTGAACTTCGTTTCTACCGAATATTGTTACTCTTTCTGCATTACCTTCAATTTTTGTAGATGCACCACGAAGGAATAAATGACCACCTGCATTATAATATGATTGGCCACCAGAAGTAACTTCGTTTTCACCGTGAACGATTCGTTTATAGTTACCCATAATCTCTTCTGTCTTATTACCTTTAACATAGACATGAGAATTACCGTTGATCGTAACTACAGAATGACCTGATGATTCGTGTTTAGTTCCAATATTAATTTCGTAGCGATCGCTTTCTGCTCTTTCTTTGACACTGCCGATTGCATCTATTTCAACATAAGCACCAGAAACATGGTTAATTGAAATACGTTCTGCGCCTGGTGTATCATCTAATTCTATACTGTGACCACCGGCTGTTTCTATAACTTTATTAAATGGATATCTTGTTGCATAAGCAGGAGGTGGTTCTGCCCATGTTAAATCTGAATCTGCAATGTGTTGTCTTTGTACTGATTTTGCATCTCTTTTTCCAACGTAAGTACTATCTATGTTTTCAGCTCTTGACAGTTTACTCTTTTGAACTTCACCAATATCTTTTGGTGAACTAAACATTGACATTAATCCTTTTGCAAATGGTGGTATAACACCGATACCATCATTTTCTGGGTCACGCTTTTCTACATACTGACCAGGAATTAAACCTAATACCATAGGATGTTGACCGTCAGCTCCATCTAAAAACATTCCAAAAACAAATGAGTTGAGTGGTGGTGGAGTATGGTTAACATCGTAATTACCAGAAACGCAAGTTGCCCAAGGTAGATTTGCAGTAGGAACTTCAGTTTTAGTACCATGCGTACCAAAAGCACGAACTCTTACTCGCCCCATGCGACCTTCGTCTAAAATATCTTCTACGACTCCGATGAAAAACATCGGATTTGTTATTCCTCTACCTGACATATTTTTTCCTATTCATATTATATTAATAGCCCACCGGAAATACATTATAGTAATCTTTGTGAGCTTTTGAACCAGGTTTTAAATCTTCTGGTTTAACCACCTTTGTGCGCTTACCATCATCTTCTCCAGCATCAGACCAGTCATATTTAAACATACTCATTATTGTTTTAAGCTCACCATTTTCAATATCATTATCTATTGATGTAACTAAAAATCTACCACTTATTTGTGGATTATCTTCTTTATCCGAAGAAATATTTTTTGATAAAGTATTAATTCTAATAATATCGCCAACTTTAACATCAAGTCTTCCATCAGTAATACCAACTGTTGATGTAGCTAATGCGTGCATTCTATAAAATGTTCTTTGTGCAACTAAATTTCTAAAGTTAGTTTCAGATTTAAATGCCTTTGAAGATGTATCATCTTTATAATCTCTAATAATCATAAACTGTTTAGCATTTTCATCAGTAAATGTTTTATTAATAAAATCTTCTGTATGTATATCATTCTTTATAGTAGCGCTATTACCGGTAGAATCTCTAAACTTTGTTAGAAAATCTTTTTGATAATCAAAAGAATGTGAGTAATCAGTTATATTTTGTTTTAAAATATCAACTTCAATTATTTTTACTTTATATGCACCGCCTTGTATCTGGCTACCTGTATCAACTCTTAATGGATTACCAAATTGTGATAATGATGTCATTTGTTCAATAGCATCTTCAGCGTCTAATGAAATAAATGCGCCGTATTGAAATTGTAGTCCACCATTTAATTTTCCATATTCGTAAAGCCATTCATCACTTACAAAATAAAACCCTCTAGTATTTTCAAACCATCTAAAAGAAGAACCTGCATTAGGTTCCATTCCCCAAGTTCTACGACCTACAAATTGAATTGCTTGAGCAGGTGATAAATCTGGTATAGTTAACTGCATTGGATGTTCAGTCTTTTCTATATAAAGATAACGACCTATATCATTCCTTAATTTA